CCTTCCAGTTGTTAACTACACGCTGGCCCTGCTTGTAACGATTGTACTGACCCCAGGGTGTCCGTGCATCATAGAGATGTGCCTCGTTAAAAACATGACCAAAGTCTCTACAGAAATCTCTGTAAATATCTAGGTCGTCGAAAATCTTATTGATATCTGGATACTTGTATGCCATTTTTATTTTTCCTTGTTAAAACTTAATAAAGGTACCGTTTTCGCCATCTTCGCTGACGTCGATCCAAACTTCTCTATCTGGATATTTTGCAATGATTGCATCGTATAGTTCTTCTGCGATCATCTCGCAGCTCTTGTAATCTAAATTGAGGACTTGTTCTATGCTATACAGACGCTGCATCCACCGCTTAAACTGGATAAACTCAACATCACGATCGTCGTGGAACACTTCAAGGTATACCTTAAAATGGAAGATATGACGATGTGGGCTAGCTAGGAAACTAACATCATCCCACCCGCCGGTCGCTAGTTTAGGATCTGTTGCTGCTGCCGGATACCGATGTACACCTTCCTGTGTAAATGTAACCCAGATCATCTTTTTAGGACGAATATCTTCTCTGATTATCATTCTGCTTCCTCGCTATTGAATTTCTTATACATTACCCATAGCTTCCAATCGATAGCTTCTAGTAATTCAATCATACGTTCAGAATCTGTCATTGTGTTTGTAGTTGTTTCTTCTTTAACTGTTGATTTTTTCTCTTTGGGATTAGTTATAACTAGATCCAATCCGTCGATGATATTATTAGTTGCTGGTCGTTTGGCCATTTATCTCATCCTCTTTCTTATTATATAATACATGAGCCTCCATATAGTTGTCAATCACTCTTTTGAGATTAACAACGTCGTCGTGATTGGGGATAACATCGTGCCATCCTAGATTTTCGCTGCCAAATACATAACAAACAGCTTCTTTTAGCCTGCCCCATAGACCTTTATCTCTATCTGCCTGCAGTTCTAGGTATAACTCCGGAACATCATCCGCTATCCAATCATAAAAAGACACACGCACGATATGATACGGTGAATGACATTGGCAACCGATGTAGATAGTTTCGCTTTTATCCTTTAACATTTTATCTTTCCTTTAGATTATACTGTCGTTTGTATATTCGGACCAATCAGTGAATACTTCTCGATCCATTAGGTTGTGTAATGTGTGTACCCATACACCAGGGTTAGTAGAACGGAAGTCTTGATCATCGATCTTGATAGTTGCATTATAATTTAGATTTGATATATACGGAAGTTTAATCGATATCTGCGGAATGAATCTGTCATATGCACAAGTGAAGACCATTGAATCGGTAATGCTTTGATAATCACAGATATCAAAATCCCAAGTAACCCAGAAATCTAATTTTAATAATTCGCAAATCATTGTTTCCCAAGATTCAATAGTTTCTAAACTAAATGAGAAACTTTGATTAGCACCAACATAAATATGGTCACAACGCTTGCGTGTAGCCATAGCAACTATTTCTTCTACAGGCTGCAATCCAACTACAAAAAGAGTCTTTTTACCAAATGCTGGAGTTTTCTCTACTTCGTCGCCGACGAAGAAAACTACATCATTTTTCGTTCCCGTGGAGTATGGTCTTTCCATTTGTTGTTCCTAACTTCTTTTCAAATTCGAACATTTGTTCTTTAAGATGAAGCTTTTTATTCTTCATCTGTTGTATCTTTAAGTCGTCTTCATGATGATTATATGCTTCTTCTATTTGTTTGTCAAGTAAATCGTGCTTGGATTTCAAACTTTCATAGTGTCCGATAATTTTTTCAGGTGTACTCATTCAACTGACTCCTCTAGTTTTTCTAGCTTCTTGTTATCCAGTCCGCTATCGTCTCTCGTATATTCTGCTACATCTTCGTAGGTAAAATTCTTGTTTGCATATGTTGAACTATTAATAGTCTTCTTACCAGTAGCTCCACGTGTACCAATAATCTTTAACCAAAACCTATTAAAGTTTTCTACTAATGCGATTGCCTTATTTCGATCATCCGTAGCAAATATACGATCTACAACATCTCGGAAATATTCTCTATCATAAGATTCGAAGTGCAACATATTTGGAATTATCTTTTGATCATACTGGCGATTGGCTTCTTGCACAGCATTAATGTGCATCCAAACATTATGGCCCATCTGGATAGCATAGCTAAAACTATCCCAGCTGGTCTTGCCGACTTTTCCGTTCTTGTTTGTATCTCCGGGCTTATAGATGCAGACATCTTTGATTAGACACTTGTCGCTTATAGGCGATTCTGTAAATGTTTTAAAGACAGCGTCGTTTATAACCACATCACTAAACTTTCGTGTGTCTAATGCATATTTCCTATCGTCGACACTAGGAACCATGCGATAGGTCCATTTCTTAAAGTGTTCTATCTCGTTCGTGATATACAACTGTCCGTTAGCCGTTGCTAGGAACGGACTCGCACAGTCAAAGCTGATAGTGAATGTAGGATTGTGATGTTTGCGTACAGCACGTTGTATATCTGTTAACAAACACGCCCATTCTAGTTTGCTAGTTCCTAGAAAGTGCATCCAATCCTGTTTACCGCTTTCTAGTAATCCGTCAAATCGCATATTAACTAACATTTTCAACGTGAGATGCACATCACACATATTCTGACCACCCATCGACCATCCATTAAAGTGATTAGAGTATTGGGTTGGATCGCAGTATTTCTTCATACGCTGATACCAATCTTCGGCTTCTGTATGATTCTCGCCCTGTAGCACGTTTAGGAATTTACAGTTGCCGTTGCGATTATTGATGAAATAATCGTTATTGATATATGTAGCATTGACTGCTTCTTGATAACTTGATATCCCCGTCGCCTTCATACCTGCAGGACTACGAGCAACCCATGCTGGAATATCTAAGATCATTCCGTAATCCATCATGTCATCCATCCAAGACAGTACTTGGCTACGCTTTTTTTGTGCTTTTGGACAGTTAGGATCTTTCCAATCGCCCTCCCATACGCCTTTACCGATCTGGAAGCCGCCGCTATCGCCGACAACGATGCTATCACCGTTCCGTGGACGCTTGCGAAACATATCTTCTTTTTCAGATTGCTTAGTGATGTCTATCTCGGCATGCCCTGCGGAATACAATCCCCATTTGTAGTAGAAGTAGCCTTTTTCTGGATCGAAAAAGTTTAATCCTTCTACACCTTGCGTAAACTGAGCAGGTAAGCGAGCAGGATCAACATAATTGCCGTATCGCTGCTTGCCTATAAAGGTGCTATAGAAACTGCTCACCGCGGGAAGGAATACGGCATAATCGTTCTGTGTTGCAGTGAGATTTTTGTTCATTTTGATTTTACTTTGTCATTGCTGGAATAAAGTAATCATATTCGGTTAAACCACTATCGACTGTGATCAATGCTATACCGTTATCACCAAACTTGACCATCTTATCGCCACTTAGATTCAAGATGCTGATAAAGTGTGTGACCGGAAAGCTCCAAGACTGCTTCAACTTACCTGTAATACCTGACTGGAACACAAAGCTGCCTTCATGTGTGCTAGCATCACCAAACGAGATCTTTAACTGATCACCATCTGTGCTAACAACAAAAGTGGTTTCTTCGCTATGTGCTGCTGCCTGCAACTTGAGACGACTGATGCTAGCAACAGTAGGGTCAACTACTACTTGCCAATTTGATCCGTTAAATGTGGACTTCTTTAGCTTTTCGTTAACTAATTCTTGACCCATTAGACGATAATCGTTCTTGAAGTCACCAGCGGCATTTTCAAAATGGATAGCCACTGGACGATTCTCACCGTTGCGCATTTCCCACACGACCTTGATCTCTTCGCCCTCTTTATATTCTGGATTCTTGAGATGCAGATCGAGTTTGTTTAGATTAGGCATACCAAATGTGCCTTTGAACTCCGGATAGGAATTTTTAGTTTTTGCCTTGAGGATAACGATCCTGTTATCTTCCATAGCATCGATCGCTGTCTCGGTATCGTCACCTGTAACGCGGATTAAGTTAATAAAGCCTAATGAATGTGTATGTGCGACTAAGTCTTTAAGAATGTCTTTCATAATTTTGCCTTTCCTTGATTATATTATGATTATATTTAGATCGTGAACAAATGTCAACAAAATTATTCAAATGTAAATAATTTGTTAAAGGTATTAGTTTGTTCAGTACTGATGATATCCCATTCTAGAACACCTATCAGGTTGTCTAGTTTGGCGTCGATGATGGTAGATTCCATCTCTGCATCGTCAAATGGTAGATCTTTGAACCATTGCGGCAATCGCAGCTCATCAACTGGATACGCTACACTAGTGAAGCCCATGGGATTGTTCCTAAGCTTGCACACGATGACTTTTGCACCATCGCTAACAGACTGCGCATAGTTATCACCATACATACGCTTGAGCGTATTCCAATTAATGCTGGCCCGGACGTGTCCTGGCATATTAGCTTTGCCGGCTTTGGCTTCCTTGCGCATATATTCAGTGATATTGTTGGCTCTCTTAGGTGATCCTTTTTCCCAACCTGGTCTATTTTTGAATTCGGTACGGAAATCAGTTATCATTTCCAGCACTTCTTCTTCTCCATGCCCGGTGAGCACCTTTTCTAGGATAGTACTGAGGAAGTTTTGGATGAATTCTGGAGTATCTGATCGTTTTAGGTCCAACCCCATAGCCTTGATCTTACCTGGTTTGTCTTCTGTGTCATACCTTTTGGAGTCTTTATCATAATAAAGCACCGCATATCGCTTCTTAGTGATAAACAATCCTTTGATAGCCACAATTTCGCGTCCAGCCTTGATAACATCACCTCTGCTCTTGGGACAATGGAACGCATCTAGCATAAACTTAGGAAAAGTTCCGTTGACTTCGTCAGCTATCTGATCATAGAGCTGGATCACACTGTCTTTGTTCCAGGGTATAAGTCCTTTTTCGATGTCTTTCTTCAAAACATTGTAAGCACTGAAGTAAACTGAGTCAGTATCACCGTAGATAATGCTCTTACCAATGTGGTCGAAGTCACCTGTTATGATCTCGTTCGTCTTACCAGCCATATGTCGAGCGATAGCACGACCTGTTAGCGTAGTACTTTGCCCAATGCGCTTATCAAAGAAGCGGCAACCTGGGTTTAGGATAGCTCCGTACAAGCTATTTAGGTTAATTTTCTTGACTAACTGGCGCTTATCCCAGAACTCTTCCTCTATGTGGTTGCCTGCATCCTTAGCAACCTTTAGTTTGGCCTGTAGTTCTTTGCGCTCTGCGTACCATCTCTTGAGCAATCCGGGGATAACACCTTCAAATTCATAAGTAAAGATAGTACCGTTTGCGCTTAACATCCAGGGTTGGTTGCTATCATAAACCATTTTATAGATCTCAGCAGCACTCATAACTACGCTTTCGCCATTTTCCCAATCAACTGTTAGATCTACAGCCTTGTCTCGGTTTATTACAGCTTCATATTCTAAACTGCCAAACATACCTTCCCAAGCAGCAGCAAAACTCTTCTTATGAACTGTCATTTGGCGTTCAATGTACTCGTCAGTCATTATTGGACATAACTGTCCAACGATAGTTTCTGGTGCCATATTCAGTGCTCTAATAGCACTTGGATATAGACTGTTCAAATCCATAGAACCGATCCAATCGTGCAATCCTTTTTTTGGATAAGCTACGTATGCACCTGCTGCTTGTGTGCTTTCATCTTCGTTACGTTTGGGTCTATTTGGAACAACTAGTCCTCTGCGGTGTGCTTCATTGATGATTGCCTGTTCGGTAACAGCAACAGCACCCATAGTAGTCTGTAGTAGCACTGTGTTTGCGTGTGCGAGCTCATTACTAAGGTCGATAAATTTTAGTTTATCATCTAATTTGTTTAATAGTGCAGTATCTTGCCTGTTATATTCGATAAACTTACGGAAATCATTATTATACAAACTGTCAAGAGTACCTTCATAGACTGTTTTCTTCTCACCAATCTCCATTTCACCGATAGCATCGAGCCGATAAGTGTGTCGCTCTTCGTAGGTATACTTGCGATAGAGCTCCAAACTATCAAGATGTACTCTACCAACTAGATCATAAGTGATCAATTGGCGCCCATACTTCTCAAACTCGCGTTTCTTGGGGAATTGATTCCAAAGACAGAAGCGTCTTGTATCATCTTTGCTTAATACTCTAGCTACTCTATTAACAGTATAAGGAATATCGTAACCTTCGCTGTTCCAGCCTGTTAATATATCAGCATCTTCGATCAGATCTAAGAAAGTTTCTAGCATATCTGCTTCGTCTTCAAAGAGGAAACAGTCATTAAACTCCTCGCATTGCTTCTTAGCATCTTCGAGTTTGAGTTTCTTTGGAGGTACAGCAAGTGTTACTAGCCTATTCAGCCATTTGAGATGTATACTGATAGCAGTAATGCCCATAAACGGGTCGCTAGGATCAGCAAATCCCCGTTCTGGATCAAAGTCAGTCTCAATATCGAAGAAAGCAATGTTTAGCTTTGGTGCATCTAGATTGAGATAGTTTTCTTCTAAACAGCGGAATGCTGGATTGATATCACTTTCATACAGCCTTTTTCCACTATGTATCTTAAGTTCTTTATGGAAATCTTTTTGGTTCTTGGCAACGATTTTACTGAGTTTTTCTCCATAGACGCTATCGTGCTTGCCTCTTGGATCTGGATAATAGATAACATACTTTGCAGGATATTCTCTAAATTGACGTTTACCGTTAACACGCTCAACTACTTTGACTAGATCGTTGTCGCGATCGTACAATGCATCTACATAACTCATTTATTTTCTCCTATTGCGACTTGTGGCTCGCAAAATACCCTAATGCGGATTGTGGCCTCGCCTGCCTTATAAATTTACTTATTTTAGATCCAGCCGTTAGCGATACAAAATCCAAATATATTAGAGCAGCTGAAATACATAGTTAATACCATTACCCAAGCTGCTCCTCGTCGGTACGCTGCCATTACTTGGCTAATGCTACCCAAGAAAAACATAGGATAAACTATGGTCATATCTGGATGCCTAGCGTGCAGTGCTAATGTTAACGATCCTGCTATAGTAAAAATAGCACTAAACATTTCTATGTAAAATGCTATTTTATCTGACTTATAGCTATTAATCCAAAAGTTTTTTATCTTTGTTATCAAACGTCTCTACCTGTAGTGACTAAGATAGTCTCAAGTTCATCGTACTCTTCGCTAGCCTTGGACCAATTGCGCTTGTGTGCGATATTGACTGCTTTAGTAAGCAGGCTTGGCTTGATATCTAGTTCTTCTGCGACAGCTTTGATGGTGTCACGTAGCCCGCCCTTGAGGTCGTCTACTTCTTGCAATACCTGCGATCCTTGATCGATAACGCTGATAAGCTTGGCTTTTTCTTCAGATCCATAAACTCGGCTCATGTATTTCTCCTTATGTTGTTATTATATAGAGAAAGTCTGTTTAGTTCAAGCTTTTTATTTCTTATTCCAAGGATTTTCTGTTTTGATATACTGGCGTATTGGATTGTTTGGACTTAGCTTATGCATTGCTAGATTAGCTAGTCCTCTAGATCCTGCGCTTTGGGGATCTTGTAGCTGTTTACGCACATCCATGGTGGAATTATTTGGCGTTATTGGATAGTCAGATGGTGATTTGCTGGGATCCAGATGTTCAGTCATTGCCTAATCCGCTTAGTTTTCTTATCTTTGCGAGTTCAGTATCATCACCTTGTTTGGTCATGTATCTGACGATCTCGTTATATTTGTCCATACCAACGACTCCGTGCTGACTTAACTTAGTAACGATTTCTGTCACGTCGTGTATGTCAGCATCTTCTTTTATTTCCTCTCTAGCTAATTCTAAAAGCCTTATAAAGAGAGGAACGTCGAGTCGTATAACGTCCATTATTCTTCTTCTGGACTTCCTGGTACTGCTGTTAACCAAGGAATATCATTACCGAGTGAATGTTGCACACTCATGATCATTTGGCCACTGTAAGTAAAAACGTTTGTAGGTTGATCTGTTAGGCGAGCGCACTTTTCCAATGCTTCGTTCATATCTGTTAGTGATACAGAATAGAAATAAGAGTGTGATGGAAACATAGTATCTAGTTCTTCATATAGTGTCATTTTAAAATTCTCCTCTAGTATTTATTTTAATTCCAGAATTGTATCGGTACGGGAATCGAACTACGATTAAAAGCAGGATCAGCAATACCTAGCCCCGGACTTGATCCAGTTTTTAGTTTAATTACTGAACCGTAATTTGGACTAAAGAATACTTCAGTTGTTGAAATATTTATCTTCTGTTTTTCTACACGATTTATTAATGAGAGATAGGATATATTACCAATACCTTTTGCCCTATATCCGTCTCCGATAATAGATACATCATAAACTGTCGCTTCTTTTGGTACAGGATTTTTTATCACTTCGATTGGTTTTTGTAGATTGCTTATAGAAGGCGAAAAGAATAATCCGATCTTAGTATATGGAACTTTTAATTTATTTACGTTGTATACATCCCAAATCGTTGCTTCGTTAGGTACAGGATTCTTTACTACCTCAAGCTGTTTCTGTAGATTAGAAATGTCCCAAATCGTTGCTTCGTTAGGTACAGGATTCTTTATCACTTCTAATTGTTTCTGTAGATTTGATATAGCTGCTGTGTAAAATACTTCTGTGTTAGTATATGGAACTTTAAGTTTGTTTATATTATATGCATCCCAAAAGACAGCATCATTAGGTACAGGATTCTTTATCACTTCAATCTGTTTCTGTAGATTAGTTGAAATTATATTGTTTGCCATAGCAGCTGGATAGAAGTAAGGAAAACGCGATCCATATCGACCTTGTGCTATTTGAGCATAGTATAAGTTTTCACGTGGAACACCTGTGCTAGTGGTTGTGGAGATGCCAGGAGCAAATAGCAGTACAGTGCTATTAGATGGAAGTGATGTGGGTGCTTGGCTAATATATATGGTATTACCCGAGACACTAGTAACAACAGTGCCCGTTGGATAAACACCGCTATTAGCCTGTCCACTGCTAGTAACTGTCCAACCTATCCAGTTTGGATTAGCAGGAGTTGTGGAATTGTATATTAAGTAATAAAGTAAATTTCCACCGGAAAGTAAAATACCAGATGAAGATATAGATACAGTAGCACTAGTATATGTTTGATTATAAAAATTCTGCAGGTTAGCAGATAATACTGTATTAGGACTACTACTACCTCGAACTACGAAACTGTCTTGTGCTTTACCAGTTAATATAATATTTCTGCTCGTACCCCCACGCACGATTTCGATCTGCTTCTGCAGGTTAGATGGAGATAAGTTATTTGGCATAGCAGCTGGATAGAAGTATGGGAATCTAGATCCATATCGACCTTGTGCTATTTGGGCATAGTATAGATTTTCTCTAGGAATCCCTGTGCTAGTGGTTGTAAATACAGTGCTTTGTAGTATAGTTGAATTTATATTACTGAGAGATACGGTATTTGGACTAGCACTACCTCTAGCCACATAGTTGTCTTGTGCTTTACCAAATAGACTGGCAGCATAAAATACTTCTGTATTAGTATACGGAATCTTGAGTTTGTTTATATTGCTGAGAGATACGGTATTCGGACTAGCACTGCCTCTAGCCACATAGATGTCTTGTGCTTTACCTGTTAATACAGTATTCGGACTAGCACTGCCTCTAGCCACATAGTTGTCTTGTGCTTTACCAAATAGACTAGCAGCATAAAATACTTCTGTATTAGTATATGGAACTTTGAGTTTTGTGATATTATTGGTATCCCAAACTATCGCATCAGTTGGTGTGGGATTTTTGATTATCCCAATCTGTTTCTGTAGATTGCTAGTTAATATATTATTACTACTAGCCCCACCACGAACGATTTCTAATTGTTTCTGTAGATTGCTAGTTAATATATTATTGCTGCTAGCACCGCCACGCACAATTTCGAATTGCTTTTGCATATTACTAGAAGATATTGTGTAGAATACTTCTGTATTAGTATATGGAACTTTTAATTTGTTTATATTATTAAGCAATATAGTATTCGGACTAGCACTACCTCTAGCCACATAGTTGTCTTGTGCTTTACCTGTTAATATGATGTTTCTGCTAGCACCACCGCGTACCACTTCTATCTGTTTCTGTAGATTGCTAGTTAATATATTATTGCTACTAGCACCACCGCGTACAACTTCTATCTGTTTCTGCAGATTACTTGAAGATATCGTATAGAATACTTCTGCGTTAGTGTATGGAATTTTGAGTTTTGTGATATTATTGATATCCCAAACGACCGTGTCATTTGGTGTGGGATTTTTGATTATCTCCAGCTGTTTTTGCAGATTAGTAGTTAATATTAAATTCGGACTAGCACTGCCACGTATCACTTCTAGTTGTTTTTGTAGATTTGTAGTTAATATATTGTTAATACTTCCTTTAGCTAAAAAATTGTCTTTGGTTTTACCAAATAGACTAGTAGTATAGAATACTTCTGTGTTAGTGTATGGAATTTTTAATTTGTTTACGTTATAGGTATTAGCTAGAGAATTGATACTAGCACCGCCACGTATTACTTCAATTTGTTTCTGTAGATTAGTAACTAATATGTTATTACTACTAGCACCACCTCTAGCTACAAATCCATCTTTAGTTTTGCCTATTGATATTGTATTCAGGCTAGCACTGCCTCTAGCTAAGAATCCATCCTTGGTTTTTCCGGTTAATCGATTATCAGTTATCCCATTTATAGCACCTTCGGATATAGTTATTGATGCACTAGATAATGCCACAGTTGGTGCTATATTAACTGAAAATGAATTACTATTAATAACAGATGTGATGATAGTATTGTTTGCAAATTGTCCAGTACCGCTATTAACGACCGGAGTAGTACCGACCCATCTGGAATCAGTCGTGCCAGTTATTGTCACAGTGGAACCACTACTTGATGCTGTAGTAGTTGAGGTATATGTATTCCACTGTATACCACTAGAAGCCCCTGGGGCTGGAAATACTGTCGCCGGCATATCAATATTTACCTAAAAAAATAGCTGCACAAGGCAGCTATTTTTGTTTACAGTCGATCCTATTACGCTGGGAAAGCAAAACGGAAGTTGTTTACAAATAGTGTTGCTGAGGAAGAAGACTGGGTACTAGGATCTTCTAAGCTCCTCCATTCCTGCTGTGGACCAGCACTTGCGTTCTGTGTAAGAGCAAAACGATATGTTAGCACTGGCTGTTGTCCTGGAACTAATGTTGTACTCATGTTATTAGGAGGAGTAGTAGTTACCCAATGGTCTGCTGCTGCACCCGATGTATTATAAAAATAATCTGGGAAAAATGCAGTTGGAGTAGTGGTATTAATAGTTATTGATACTGTATCCATTAGCGTTCCTAAGTTGCTTGGTAGTATCTTCATACCATATATACGACCCCTCACATCTGGATCATATGCTGGTCCAAGCACGACTACTGGACTAAACATAAAGCGTTTTGCGTTATATACGTTAGTATACACTGGAACAATCTGTCCCATATGCGTCTGTGGTATGCTGTTAGCAGCGTTAGTTAGCGTGTTTGATGTTACAGTTGGTGGGCTGTTTAGATATGCTGGATTGTAAGATCCACCATAGTTACCAAACTCAACTTGATGACCCCAACGTCCTGTAGTTATAGTTAATGAACTATAAACGTGAGCATTGAATCCAACTAAGTCGCCTGAGGAGTTACGTACCCTCGGTGGAGATAGCACACATCCGTGTATTAGATAGCTCTGTAGTACAGGCAATGTTGGGATCTGCTGCGCACCTGTTGGCAATCTATTGCCGTTAAAATAAGCAAAGCAAGGCCACGGAGCAACGCCTGGAGTATACTGGATAACGTTCTGGTTGAAACCAGCAAGTAACTGCGTTGGAGGTGATGCACCCTGTGATAGCTGGGTACCACCGTAAGTACCACCAAATGTAACACCGCCCGTACCTGTACCAGTGCTTGCGTCTTCTGGCTGCGCACGTTCGTATTCGATACAGCCTGTCATCTGTGCCTGTATGTTACTAAATGTCTTGCCCTGTATCGCAAAATAACGAGTGTTACCAAATAGATATAAGAATCCACCTGTTAGTTGAGACATAGCAGTTATATCATATACACCATATAGTGAATGTGCTACGATCGACGAAGCAGCGATCGTTTGAGAAGTACCCATACCAGTATATGTAGCGGTTGCTGTACCTACAGTACCTGTCGTACCAGTTGGTGGAGTTTGTGGATATCCGCTAGCCAGTATAGGAGTGCTCATCGCAGCAGTTAGTGATCCTGCGATTGGCTGTGCTATAGTGTATACAGTAGTAGTCTGTGATCCCTGTGTCACGACACCGCCGCTTAGATCTGCTTGGTTGATGCCCACACCGTGCGTTTGGGCATAACTTGCTACCCAGCGTTCGTAAACCGGAGTAGAATAAGCCCCAAACGCAGTAGTAATAGCTGAAGAAACAGTAGTAGCAAGTGAAGTCATAGTGCTCTGGAATAGAGGGAACATACGGAATCCAACATACTTACGATCCAATGACTGGTTGATAGTAGTGGAGCTCTGGTTAGCGCCTGCTGTAGTAAACTGTGCATTATAGTTTGGTGCGCTGTATACATACTCGATAAAGTCACCGCCAGTTGATGGATAATACACAGTCGGTGGATTAGCAGCAGCTACATATAAGTTATTCTTGAGAGGTGTAGCTAGTGTGATAGTAGTAGTACCAGCTGTGATATAAGTGTAAAGAGGTACGCTCCTATAGTATGGGGTTGGACCAGTTACTGATACAGTCTGAGACACAGTTAGCGAAGTATCTGAAGCTATAGCAGTAACAGTTAGATACTGCTCGGCAACAACGATTTCAGCACCAATATGTAGCTGTGATGTAAACAGTGTGTTAGTTCCTGTTATAGTAGTTGAAGCTGAAACAGTGTTGATCTGTCCTGCTAGCACTAGCGGAGTACCACCACCACCGCTGATCTTAACGAAGTTATAAGTTGGACCTGAAGTAGCAGCAGCAGAAACAGTTAGTGTAGTAGCACCTATACCATATACAGTACCAGTACCGCCTGCTAGTGTAGTAGACTGTGTCCATTTAGTGTTGTTACCCGCACCAGCTGTTCCACCTTCACGTGTACCTTCTAGAACGTATCCGTGTAGCTTGAGTTTCTTATAGAAGCTAACACCGTTATAGAAGTTGTAAGTACCAGTTGCCTGTGTGTTAAATGCCTGGCTTATAGTGATAGTAGTTGAACTTACGTTAGTCACATAAGTCTGTGGAGCTATACCGGATCCAGTTACTAACTGTCCGATGGCTATGTTGGAAGCACTGTTAACAACGAATGTTGTAGCTGCGGGAGCACCACCACTTGAATAAGTCGTAGAAGCTGTAGCAGTCGCACCTGCGTTGTTAGCAGTAGTGTGTGTAAAATCAGTGTTGATCTTAAACTGTGTGTTGTTAATGATTGATGTAACGGTACATTCAGTACCGTTAATGATCAAGTCGTCACCTACACGTAGATCTGATAAGAAAATAGTAGTAGTACCATATATATTACCGTTTATGAATGTATCGTCACGCTTAAATGGTATTAGATAAACTGTTTGGCGTAGTATACCAGTAGTAACGCCGGAATAACCTACATAATCTGTTACGTAGCAGTTAGTTGCAGCAGTTAGTGAAGTGTTAATTGTTCCTGAGAAGCTGCTAAAGTTGATAGTCCTAACTTCGTCACTTAACCATACTTGATCAAGCAAGCTAGTTTGGTACATATATGGGGTGTATGTTGTGGTATTTAGGTTCTGATAGCCTAAATCCCAGAAGAAGTTAGTACCTGTTCCCTGTAGTGAGCTCACGTTAAATGCAGCACCTGATATAGTAGTAGCCTGTGATGTAGTATAAGCTCCGAGACCGCCTGGGGTATAGAAGTAAACAGTAGTACTGATAGCACCAGTTAGGTTGTTGCTTATAGTGATAGTAGTACCGCTGATAGCAACGACATAAGTTCCTGCTGGAATGCCAGTGATTGCAGCACCGTTACCACAGACTAGCTGACCAACAACTACGCTTGCTGCAGATGTCAATGACAGTGTGTTCTGACCATTAGTACCAGTTGCTGTCGTGCTAGTCACCGAAGCACCCGAAGCACCAAACTGTTGGTTAACTATAGTAGTACCTGCAGGTATACCCGAAGTAGCATAGAGAACAGCACCTGGTACTATGAAACCTGTCAATGTAGCAGCTACAGTTAGTGTAGTAGTAGAACCGGTACCACTAGTTGAACCATAAAGTGTACCAGTTGCTGTTGTAGCATTTGATAAAGTACCACGTGGATAAACCTTATAACGCAAGTTGCTGTCAGTGAAATCCATGGCAAAGTTTACAGTCATTGAAGTATTACTTGCGATAGCTGTGATCTGACGCACACGACCGTTTATGTTTATATAACGACCGACAGTACCGTTAGTTGCTTTAGCTAAAGTAGCACCTGAACCGATAGCGATAGTTGGAGCAACCGTAACAGTAGCAGCGGTATCGCTGGTTACTGTAGCGACAATGAAATAATAAACAGCACCGTTAGTAGTAACGGAGATGCTATCTCCAGGATAAAGACCGTTCTGTCCAGGCTGTGACGTCTGGAACGAAGTACTAGTTCCTGTGATGTTACCGCTAACGTCTATAGCTATAGTACCTGTTACTGCTACCGTAGTAACAGAGTTTGTAGCGTCTGTTAAAAAGTATGTACCAACACCGCTGATGGTTGAGGAGCCGTTGGTTACGTAAACAGTACCGTTAGTACTACCCCTAGCAAACGATGAAACATATCCCTGTGTTTGTGTATTCTGTACTGGGTTGATGACCTTTACTGCGCTTGGGAAAGTAATGGCAGTACCAAAAGCCGAACCAGTTGTTAGTGCAGTATCCGATGATGGTGTGCTTAATACTGTATTAAGCTGTCCCGCTACCATTATAACGTCACTTGCACGTGCCTGTGTAGTCCATATGGTACCTACGCCAGTTAATGAAGTGCTCGAACCAGTAGCAGTGCCCTGCCAAGTATCGTTCCTGAACCAAGTATCAACTGCCTGTAGCGTTGGAAATAGGTCCTGACCAGTTGCGAATGGTCCATAAGTAATAGAAGAGCTATTTCTTCCGAGTTCGTTTAGGGTTGCCATTAAAAATTCTCCTCAGATTAAATTAATCGTTTTGTATATTTAGCATCATACCCACATTTATAAAATAATGTTATACAATGACATACTAAGACTGTTTCCGTAGCCAGATACTACGTTTACAGTGTAAGATTCGTTAGTGTTTATTAAGATATTCAAGCTGTTATATTTATAAGTGTACTGTCCTGCAGGTAAAGTGAAATAGCTAACAAATGTATTGTTCCTATATAGTGCTAATACTAGATCTTGTGAAACCGCATAGGCATTTACTAACACTATGGTCTTTATAGCATCCGCTGCTAAAGGTATGAATTGGGCTGTTCCAGCTAAAAATCCACTAAAATTGCCTAATATGTTGAATGTTTTTACTGGTGTAGGTGTCCCGCCACCTCCTGCATACTGCCATTGTACACCTGTGTTAGTCGCAGTTAGTATCTGCCCAGGTAATCCACTAGTAGCTGGGAAGGTATAATAGGGAAACTGGACTGACCCATCCGAATTAAGTGTAAGAGTTACTGTATTATTAACTAACTGGCTTACACTACCTAACCAAGCAGTGGTTTGATAACTAGAATTAGGAAAAGAGATTCCACCATAATTAATTACTAGATCATTGGGGAAATGTGTTCTACCACCAGTATCAAATTGTGTAACATTACTGTTTACTGTGAGGAATAAACCTTGCGGGCTACCTTCATCCGGTAAATCTTGTATAGTAGATCCATTAGATAATGTTAATGTTCCATTGCGGGTGATAGTAAAAATTGTTGTACCACCACTAACATTGAATGGCATACCGATGCCTGTTTTGAACACATAATCGGTGTTGGATGTTTCTGATCCTATAACAAAATTGTTGTTATAAGCATCGCCTGTGATACCAAAACCGTCTGTGAAGTTTCCGCTACGAGCAAGCGTAAATGCTACGCCATCTTTGCCAGCACCTGATGTAAAATGATAACCTGTGAAGTTAGCCTGATAAGCAGGATCTTGACTAGGATCAGTGATATCGAAGTTTTCGTTTACGCTGAATCCGTTTGTATGAGGATAAAATATCTGTGTACCGATTGACAACGTTTGCTGAAAAACAGCATTATTAATGGTAGGACTGTTAATAGTAGCATTTGTATCACCTACTACTAATCCTGTGCCTGTTCCTATAGGTTGTAGGGCAACAATAGAGTCTGCTAATCCACTAGGAGATATTTTAAAATAGAGCACACCATCGTTGGTGTTTACAGCTAGTTCACCGTCAGCTAGTGCCGTAGTAGAAGGTATACTACTGGGTGTACTACTGCGTTTTAGTTGTATAGTCGTTGACGTCGCTGACATTGTCAATATTTATCAGTTAATAACTACCACCATCTAGGCTTGCCCACTCCGGAACACCGTTTAATAACTGTAGGACCTGGCCATCTGCTCCTGCACTAAGCCTTGTCAGTGTGTTAGTGGCACTTGCATATAGTATATCGCCTTTGGCATAAGCTGTTTGGTTAGTACCGCCGTAGGTTTCTGTAATAGTGTCGCCATGCCAAGTGCCCGAACTGATAGTTCCTACGGTAGTTATAGACGATTGTCCATTATACGTAGCAGAAATAGAAAACTGATTACCGTCGAGTGTGATCCCAGTACCTGCAGTATAGGTTCCACTACCTGAGAACTGGCTCCAAATTATGTTGTCTGAGTCTAATGTGGTAACGTATTGTGTCTGTACCCAACCAGTAGCAGCATAAGTAGCACCGCGTTCTACGAAAGTGAAGTCGCCACCGGTAAATGCTGCTGCTGTATTGCTGTCTAGGGCCCTTGTCAGTATCTTGAAAGTAAAATCTATAGTATAGATGCCGTTATATGGTCGATTGGATCCTGCTTCGTTCTTGATCAGTATCCTAGAATTTTCCGATAAACTTATACCATCTAGTGCAGTAAGTGCTATCCCTAGTGTTATAGTTCCGCCGTTTGTATTTGAATAGTCTACGCTACCGCCAGTTAGACTAGCTAATGTATCTGTAGTAGCTGCTAAAACAGGACCGTGTATGTTTAATCCCTGTGCTACGCTGTCTACATAGTATTTGGTAGCAGCATCTTGTGCCTGTTGCGGATCTTTAACATTCCTGATATATGCGCTGCTAGCACTGATATAACCAGTTCCGTTAGGTGCAAGCACGAGATTCCCATTAGTATCTGTTGTAGCGATAGTGTCACCGGATAGTTTTAAATTTCCAACATCTACTTCTGATAATCCACTAACAGTAGTAACACTACCGCTTGAATTTCCCAACGATACGCTAGTATCACCGATATAAAAGCTGCTGCTTAGGCTAGCCCAACTTGGATTGCTGCCGTCCGTAGTTAAGTATTGTCCTGCGTGTCCTGTTTGGGTAGGTAAGAGACTTCCTACACCCTGCCAACTTATAGTGCTGCCGTCTGTATAGAGGTATTTCCCACCATTCCCACCAATTCCCGGTACTGGATTTGTCACACTTACTGTGGTAGCAGCAGAGCCGTCGAAGGTCTGTGTATTGCTATAGGTTAGACCTGTCCCTATCGATAGTGCATTTGCAACATTTCCAGCAGTCCCGCTAATGTCAACTGCTAGACTGGTAATCGATCCGCTCGAATTAAAGAGATCAATAGCAGTGGTACCGATATAAATCTTAGGTTCCGCCCAACTGGCAGTGTCTGTTCCATTTGTTTTTAAGATATAATTGCTAGTGCCGGCACTCCTGGGTAGCGTCCAATTACCTGCTATCTGCACCATTCCGGTACCATTTGGATTTAAAACCAAATTACCATTAGTATCTGTGGTTGAAATGGTGTCACTGCTAAGATGTAAATTACCCACGTACCATTGATCGATGGTTCCTGTAGCACTTAATATAGGTATGCTTTTTGCATTGGTAGTTAGCGTACCTGCGCTTATTGTAGCATCAACTAGTCCTGTATAATAACGTCCACCAACAACAGTGTGATTGGCAGCGTTGCCAAAAGTCTCAGTACCCGTACCAATATAGAGCCTATCACCACCGTTAGAACCATTGTCTGTTAGATAACTGTAGGCTAATTCGCCTGCTGCTAGTGTACTAGGGTTGCCCGACGTTCCGGAACGTTTGATTTTAATAGTTGATGCCAACTGTATTCTCCATTAATATTCCCCACCATCCATAGCTTCGGCAGTTAAACTCGTTTTAGTATCCCATCTAGATGATACTGTGTTATATACTAACAGTGCGCCATCTGCTAGGTTAGGATTTCCAGCACCACCGGTATATACATCTGGTATATCTATCACTGTATTTATTCCAGCCCCCTTGGGAACGCTTATGGTGCCACTAACGTCTATGTTTACGTAGGTATTACCACCAGCTACTTTAACTACACCTGCTACATCAGCAGTAGCTATATTAGTTGCAGCAGCTCCAGGATCTCCCTTGGCACCTGTATCGCCTTTGTCACCTTTTTGTCCGTGTAGGCTAGCTAACCATTCTTGTTCTGTGCCGACAAATCCATCAGAAACTGCCACTTGATAGGCACTTAGTCCTATGTCGCCAGTGTCGCCCTTTGGCCCCACGATAGAAGCTACAGCAGAAACCCACTGTGATTGGAATAGAATAAAGAGATTACCGCTTACTGTATCCCACCATAGCGCTCCTTCGGTGGTCGTTGTAGGTCTGGCATCGGAAACGGTGATATTAGCATTTCCATTACTGCTACTGATCACACCATGACTATCTATCTTTATAGTAGTGCCGTCGACCTTCACACCGCCTAGTTGGGTAGTTGTAGCAGGTAGTAATACATAACCACCACCACCTGAACCTAAAGGTATACCACCGGGAGTAGTACCGTCACTGAGGCGGAATTCGCCTGTATCTATACCAAAGAAAAGATTTCCTGCTTCGCCAACGAAAGAATCTATGTCGTTTTTAACAAGTCCTGCGACTACTTTACGGAAATATTGTGTCATACTGATATTTATCAGCGACGATTATTAAAGAATGGTTGTGGTTCTTCGCCGATATCTTCGTCGGCTGTTAGCTTATCTATAACTGGGCTTTCCTTGCCTAGTGCTGCTTTTTTAAGTTCGTGTTCTTGCTGTAGAGGGCTCACCATCACAGGATTTTGATCTAGTTCCTCAGGATCATTATCGTTAGCATTGTTTTGATCTACACTAATCTCAGGCTTACCGTCACCGTTGATCTTGATGTTGATGGGAATGTTTATAGTAAATTCGTGCGCTCTCATAAGTTTATTTATTTGAATCTCTTGATAGTAATGGTAGCACTGGGCGCAACTGGTCTAGTCGGGCTGGTTCCATCGGCGGTATTATACGCCATCGCTGAATGTATGTTGTTTAGATTGGGATCAAAGGTATCTCTTTGATAGGTCATTAGATACCTCGTTCGTTGAGATAATCTTTAAAGCTCTTATGTTCTAGCTGTGCTGGCGGATCCTTAACACGTAGATCGTGTGGATGTTTTGGACCGTTTATCCCACCGCCTGCATCTACAGTCACAGCATCTATAGTTGAATACTGCTCGTTTGGACTATTACCAAACTTACCACCAATACCATTAGACACTACATCTACTATCTGTTTGAAATGATTCATATCGTCTGCAGGAGCAACAGTTGTTATCTCGGCTGTAGCTACAGGCTCTAGTTCAACTACTTCAGCTTCAATGGGCACCCTTTCAGCTTCGATACCATCAATGGTGTCTAGTATGTTGCGTATGATATCTGTAGCTTTCATACTGAAGGTTTCCAAGGTCTTGCTGATTGCAAACCACCTACATTTGGATTATCGATTACATTGTTGTCGCTATATTGAGTTGGTAACTCTGTAATATCATAGGTATTATTAGCACGATAATAGTTTTTAGTAATGTCCAAAGATCCGCTAATAGTTCCGTCTGCTGCTACAGTTTTCCCTTGACGTTTGGCTTGTGCTATATTAAGTTTAGCAACCTGTCTAGCCTGCTTAGTAGAAAGTTCTGCTATACCATTTTTTGACATCACTTACCCTTTATAGGACGACAATCATTGACCATTTTGCCGCCTTTTTTCTTAAGGCCAACTTTGCGATAGCCAGTCCAACAGTGCGTATTTCCGTTATCATCTTCTCGAGTTACGGCTTCTTGTAAGAATCGCATATCATTAATATACTGTTCAGCAAAAATGATTAGATCCCTCATTTCCTCAATGCTCTCACAATGCCATTTGCGTAGGCTCTTGTTTATCCTGCTATTTGGATCATGCTTTGTTTTAGCACCGGTACGATGTTTCTTCATACCTTTCATTCGGGCACAGAAGCTCTTTCGACGTTTAGAAGCCTTGGAACCTTTCTTCAGTTTACTAGGTTTAGTAGTAACTGCTGTTTTTAACTTACTACCTGGATGCTCTCTGCGATAGCTGTTTACACCCTTTTGGTTTAGACCACCAGAAGGATTTTTACCAGATTTTTTTTGCCAAGCGGCTGTT